TTGGCCGAACGTACCGGCTTAATTATTCCCCTAACCCGCAGCCTGACGGCGCAGGTCAACGCGCAGATGAGACCACTCTTTAGTAAACTACCGGATGGGTTTCATATTGGCCTGAATATCAGCGTGTCACATATTAACGCACCGACGTTTATCGATAACTGCCTGCACTATCAGCGCGGCTTTGAGGGTAAAGCGGTGAAGCTGATGCTGGAGATCACGGAGCAGGAGCCGCTGTTGCTCAACGGGGCGGTTGTGGACAAGCTCAATACGTTACACTCCCGCGGGTTTTCCATCGCGCTGGACAACTTTGGCACCGGCTATTCCGGGCTTTCCTGTCTCCACGAGCTGGTTTTCGACTATATCAAAATCGATCAGAGTTTTGTCGGCCGGGTAACCGGGGAGGCGCCGACAAGCAAGCTGCTGGACTGCGTGATAGAGATGGCGCGGACACTGTCACTGCGCATCATTGCCGAGGGCGTCGAAACCGAGGCCCAACGGGATTATCTTAATCGCCAGAATATTCATCTGCTGCAGGGCTACTATTTCTGAAAGCCGATGCCCTACGTCGCGCTGGTCATGCTCCTGCTGAGCAAACCGAAGGCGCGGATTGTCGAAGAATAAGCGGGCGTTGTGAAAATTCCTGCCATGCGACGGGCTATGTATCCGTCAGCGCTGTGGGAATGAAAACGTCGTCGGTCGCTGTCCGGGTCATGCACGACCGACCGGACAAAGCAAGAAGGGGTTACCTTTCGGTAACCCCTTCTTTTATATGGCGGAAGCGCAGAGATTCGAACTCTGGAACCCTTTCGGGTCGCCGGTTTTCAAGACCAAATCAAATTTCTTTATAATCAGTATGTTATACTGAATTCATAGAATAAAGTCGTTATTTGACGCCACTAAAAATCAATCAGTTACACTTAATACATGGGCTTTATTCTTTCAACTTTTAAGGGATCTCCCTTGACTTCCTTACGGTTTCAAGAGTAAAAATACTGTACATAAAAACAGTATTGGTGACCAAAATGATCAACAGAGAATCCAACGCATCGAGCATTCCAGAACTGACTGGCTTTAACGTCAGCCATTCGGCTTTAACACGTCAGGTGTTCCTCAATGCTACTTTTACTGACAATATGGCGTCAGTACCTCACTGGCCACTGAAAGAGTTTCCTGACCTGTTTTGTTGCATCTCCAAGGATAGGGCGGAAGCCTTGCTCCATCAACTCCAGAGATCGATCGATTATCTGTATGCTGGGATGGATTCGCCCTCGCTATTTCTTATCGACGATGACCTCTGATGCGGGGCAATAGCGATAGATGGTTTTCACATCGACACCAATCACATCGGCTACCTGCTGCCGGGAATCCATTCCCGGGCAATGTAGCTACTTCTGCAACTGCGCGAGCGCTGATTCTAAACGCTCCAGCTGCCTGCGCTGATACGCAGCCTCCAGCACATTGCACTCATCCATTACCAGACGCCATTCGCTTCCTGCTGGTATCGCTTCCTTAGTTACTCGAGATCCTGCCTGGCGTATAAGAACCTGTGTTTCCTCTGAGATCTTAACCCCCTGCTCATCGTACTGCGCCGGAATGGTTTCGTACTCATCGTCCCATGACTCCACCTGCTCCGGAACCGCGTCCCATTCATTGCGTACAAGCAACGCCCATTCGGTAGCGTCCTCCCCTGCGGCTTCGAATGCTTCAATAATGTCCTGAGCAATGTAGCCAACATGCCAGCGCGCACTATCTTCACCCTTCCCAGCAATAGCCCAGTCATACTTAAACCGCTTGATACCGATTGTTCCCCAGATATCAAGGATCTTATCCGGTATCCCTTCCCGTACAGGCTTACGGTCGCGGTCTGAAACCACAGTTACCGCATTCTGGGCGTAGATGTTTTTGACCGTATTACCCGGGGAGCCTATATCCCAGGTATTTGTCGCGCTGAAACCTATATTCCCACCGAAGACAAGTGCCGAGGCGTTAAGCCCAAGTGAGGTTCCGTATGCGTTTATATCTGCGGATTTAGTGGTGGCACCTCCGACAAAAAATTCAATGGTTCGCGTGCCTGTCGACCCAGCGTTATACCCGAATCGCATTGTAGTACCACGTAGGGTAAAGCTGCCGTTCGCTGTCAAGGCGTCTGCGGTATAGTCCCGGCGATAAGTCCGTGCTGTGAGCGTTCTCTGGTTAATATTCAGAGTATCGCCAACGGCACCAACGACCGCATCGAGAACGTACTGCCCGCTAAGAGTTCCGTCTGTTTTCAGGTTACGCTTATGAATGCGAACTTCCCCTGTATATCCGGTAGAAGACCCGCCAGTAATCTTAAGAGGAACCCCCATGAAAACGTATGGCTTATACGCTGCGGGTACGTCTACGGTTGTCCGGCCATTAGTGGAGTCCACATCAACGATTGATACAGTGAACTCTTTAGCGAAGAAGGCACCAATGCTATTCCCGCCTTTGATGATTAACGGCAGATTCGTAAAGCCATAGTCCTCGTAAACAGTGGTCGCAAACTTATAATCTGTGTTCGCCCGCTGGTGTGCCGTCCAGGGGTAAATGACATCCTCGGGCATGAAGATACCGCCGCCAACCTTTTTAAACAGGTTGTACCTAAACCCGTTACTCGGATTGACGTGACCCCACACACATAAATCTGACGTCTCTGGGCGATAATCCAGTCCGACAGGAAAAACTGGAATACCCCCAGTGAATGCCTGGACAGCCTTGAGAATAATCGGAGTGGTGCCGGGGATAGTAAACTGCAATGACTGCTGGCTTCCTGCTGTACCAACGCCGTCATTGTTGTTCCATTTCAGGTTCTGGATAATCGCCATTTTGTAGCCATTACCAAAATCAATGGCCATTTCGGCTTTGGCGATAAACAAGTTGTAGTTATAACCATTATCTGTACTGAGTTGGTCGATATTCGCACCTTGCCACAACACAACGTTGTTCAAGTCAAAATTGCCAGTCAGGTCTTTGTACCAGATACAGATATTGCTGTGCATTGCAGGCGACAACACAGGCAGTTGCAGGATACCATTCGCCGCCATCAGCCCATACGGAGAGAACATCTCCTTGGTGGTTTTGTGCCCGCGCAGGCTGTCAACATCAGGCGGATTCTCGTAGGTACTATTGGTGCTGTACATCACGCCATAGGTGCCGTATTTGAAGTCAAATCCGCCATGTGGGAATGCGCCAGTATCGTGTGTCGGGCTGCCGAAGCGAACGAAGTCAATGCCGTTGGTTGACGGGTACGAACCGTATCCGGCTGGCGGCACCCAGTTCTCATTAGCATCATAATACCCAAATGCGCCTGGCTCGAAAGTCAGGTACTTATAGGTTCGGTCAGGACGGTACTGCGAACCAATACAGTCGATATTTAAGCCGAATCCCTTCTCGTTGCCGTCGTTCCACCACTTGTTCAGGATGGTGACATAGGAAGGAGTGTCTTCCATGTAGCACGCAGTGTAGACGGAGCCACGGGCAGCGGTTGCGATAACAGACTTGTTCGGTTTGCGTTCGGTCGGGTTGTACGCCGGGATGCTGAGATATGCGCCTGAGCAATGGAAGCCATGACCAGTTTCGATTAAATAGTAGTCGCACTGCTGGCCGCTTGGCGAAGAGGCCCAGCGCCCGTTGTTGGAGATAGTCCCACCTATCCACTGGCACCAGTCGATATGCAAACGCGCACAGCAGTAACGGGCTGTGCTGATATACATATTTTTAAATACGCATCCGTAGAAGTTACCGATTTTCTCAGGGAGGACGGTAGATTTGTAGGGGATGATATCACTGGACATCACGCCATCCTCGTCAATCCGAACCTGCATCCCTACCAGATTTACGCGGAACCCTTCGATGCGCATGTCCGAGAACGAACAGTACCACGCGTTGAGGGCGAGAATACCCACCCCGGCGGTACAGTCTGCATCCAGAGTGCCTGGAACGTGGTCGCCAATCAGCGCGCCACCGGTAATCCTGGTAAAGCCAAGGCTGACCGATTCCCAGAAAAGATTGTTCCCGCAGGCTGCATAAATAGACTCGATATCCTCAACAGAGTGCTCCAGCCCGTTTAAGTATTTACCCGTTACCGAATATTTTCGAGAGGCAGCCGCCTTCACGACAATCGTGGACTTCCCGAAATCGTAGTGAATGTTACTGCGGATCTTGATCGCCTCTTTACCAACCCGATAAATTCCGGAGGGGATTGTGATGTCTATTGCCGAAAATGTTGTTGATGTGCTCAGGGTGTTTTCTGCCTGATAAAGCACGGGCAGAGCAGCGTAAATACCGTTAATCGCCTGCCCCAGACAAACAAAATCGTCAGTATCAAGCTGCGTTTCGTCATATGTCGCAGCCTCTTGTGCCCCGTTGATTTTTGGGTTTATTTTTGAACCAGCGTCTACCTTTAACTGATATTCAATACCAGCGGCATTGTATACCTTTGCCTCCGTAATAACATGCGTCCCAGCTTTAGAGGTATCAGTATTTCCGGTGTAAATCCACACTCCATTGCCGCCATCACCGGCTTCGTAAAAGCCCCTGGTGTAGATTTCCGTATAAGCCTGGGTGCTCTGCATCGCCATTTTAGTGGTAGCAAACCACATGCCGACATTGGTTAGCCCAGACGCTTCGAGATTATCCACCATCTGGGTATCGGTGTAGGCTTTGGACTGACGCAGGGTGTTGGCATCACCTGTAATACGCGCAGCCGCTTCCGCTGATATCTTAGCCTGAAGTAACGCATCTGCTGCTATTCTCGCCGACGTTTCTGACGAGATTTCAGACTTAAGCACTTCGTCAGCTTCTTTTCTGGCCGATGTTTCAGCAGAAATGGCAGAGCTAAGAGCGCTGTCCGCCGCCTGACGTGCCGCCGCCTCATCCGCTATTTCAACATCAACATAATTCTTTGTCGCCGCGTCCTGATCATCTACCGGGGCAGCCAGGTTAGCAATGCGGTTGCTTTTTGCATCGTAATAGCTGGCGAAAATATTTGGCTTTTTCAGGGCCAGATTATCCCACCACCATGCAAATTTCTGGATCAGCATCGTCAGCTTGTCCAGGGCACGTTCGTGACTGGTCGCCGGGAATTTCCCGGTGGCTACGTAGCTGGTCAACTGGGTGGCGTCTGGCGTGCGTGTAATAAGAAGAATGGCACCGTTATGGGATTCGGTCAGCGTCAGCGTACCGCCATCTGAATCTCCAGCGCCGGTCAGGGTATAATCAGTGTCCAGAGTCAGCGTGGTTTCATCGTAGCTGCCATTGCTATTTTCAGTATAGAGCCATGCGGATATATGCCCGTTTTCAATAAAGTAGAAAGGGATAGCAAAAGGGCCAGTGCTGGCTGATAGCTGATACTCAACCGATGAAGTGTCGTTCTCGACCATCATCTACTCCAAAACAGTTCGACATGGTGGCATTGTCAGAATCGTTTTGAAGCTGGGCAAAAGTAAGGCCGCAATATGCGGCCCTGAGGGGTTATTTCTCGGTGGTTCCCGATGCTTTGGCTGCGACAGCATCATCAAATTTTTTCTGGAAGTAGGCCCGGATTGACTTGTAACCGCCCGCTACCAGATATAGAGCCGATACCACTACGCTGAAGTAAAGTAAGCCCGTTTGCACGTTCGTCATTTTGTCTCCTGTCTTTTCTGTTCAATCTGGCGAATACCAGCCAGCTGGTTATTTGCTTTTTCAATGGCAGCAAGTAATGGGGTTATCCATAAAACAGCCTGGCAATATGTCAGTTCGCCGGCGGTAATGGTGCCAGTACTGGGCTTGTCAGATCCGTCGGTATAGGCGTGCACTGCGCTGGAACGTAAACTGTTCGTGTATTCGAGCAACCCACCAGAAACGTCAGCAGGAACAGGCATATCACACGTTTTTTCGCGCTTGAGAATCGTTCGATATTCAATGGTTTTTTCCTCTGTACCGGCATCTACTGCCCTGTTTTTTTCCTGGACATCGCCGCTTATAGTTTGAAAAGCAGCGATATTATCCGCCTGTATTTGGATAACCCTTGCCTGCAGCGTCACCTGACTTTCAGCCGTTTCAGCTCTGCTGGATGCCGAGCTATATCGATAGCCCAGCCCTGCGGCGATTGTGAGCCCGATGATAAGAAGTAGCATAATAACTGCCGCGGCGATGGATTCTGGTTTCACTTATCGATCCCCCAACACGTCAAGGCGCTTTCCTGGTCACGTCGCTCAACCTGACCGTAGCAACCTTTCTTCTGGCCTTTGGTGAGGCGGCAGTCACGGCCACCATCAAAGATCCAACGACGAATTTCAGAGCACGCCCCTTTACGGTCGCCCGCATTCAGCTTGCGGTAGAACGTGCTGGGGAAACATTTCCCCGGCCCGATGTTGTACGGACAGAAGCTGGCGATACCAACTTTCTGTGGTGCCGTCAGCGGGACCCTGATGTTCTGGTCAACCCACGCCAGCGCCTTGTTACGCTCAATAGCGTTTACCTGATCGCATTTGGCCTGCGTCAACTTCATACCCTTCGTTACTGGCTTGCCGTCAATGCGGGTTGCCCCCCGACAAATTGTCCAGACACCAGACCCGTCAAGGTATGCAGTTAGACTGTTGCCCTCTTTCTCGTTCAGGAACTGATCCATGAGCGTTGGCGCGGATGCACCGGCGGCAATTAGCGCCAGCATGGCTGCACTGAGCTTTGCTTTGGTCGAAGCCATATTATTCTTCCGAGAACTTGCCGCGGCGATACGCGAGCCATTTGAAGTAGATATTTACGAGAAAGGTCAAAGCGGTGAACACCAAGCTGCCAATGACGCCAATAGCTGCCCACTGGCCGGGGGTGTATGAATCAAGCAGCTGCGAAAACCAATACGTAGCGCTGACTGTTGACGTCCCGTAGGTGATGACCTCGGAAACTCTGTGTGTCATTTTCATCGTTCCTTACCTCCCGGCCGGGATGGCTGATTTAAGTGGCAAGGAAGATTTTGATAGGGCCTATCACACTGGGCAAAAGCTGATCATTTATCAGGATTCATGAAATGAAACAGGTGCTATAGTGGTTTTGGGATTATCCCTATGGCAATGATTAAGGAATGACGAATGAAAAAAATAATTACTCTGTTACTGGTTGCGATGTTTGGCGTGATGTCCTTGTCAGTGATGGCTTGCCCGAAAGGCACCCATCCGCATGGCGGCACAGGCTCCCACCATAAAGGCGGTACCTGTTCCTGATAGGATTTAAAAACTACACACAAGGCAAAAAGCATGAAAAAATTATTCGCGGTGTTATTTGTTCTGCTCTCTCTGGGGTCTGTGACGCAGGCCTATGCCGGAAACTGCCAGCATCCTGACGATACCGCTGCTGACGGTTCACGTTGTGGTGGTCGTTCGGCTGACTCTCGCCCGGGCGGGCAGTAATGATAAAGCCCACCATGTGGTGGGCTAATTCTTACCTCTAGCAACTTCATCTTTCAACCATTGTGGTGGTTCAGTACAACGATAATTTGATTGCATGGCCTCAATTACTAAACTTTTTGCTGAATTTACTCTCCGCTCAGGGTGCTGAGACAGATACATGAAAACGACATCACCATATGTCTGCAACCTTCCATTCGGTTCACAATATACCTGAGCACCAGCAGAGCCGAACGATTCGATATTGGCGGCTACATAGCCAAGAAATAAACCGCTATATAAGATATCGCTCTTTGTAGATGCTTTTATATCGTTTTTGCTTACATTCTTAAAACTCTTACCATAATCGTATAATTCCTCACCGTTATAAAATTCAGCGCGCGACACTAATGGGAATGAAATTAGTAAAATGGAGAACATAACTTTAAGCATAATTATTTATATCCACCTTGATTGTAGGTTATCTGCCAAGCATAAACTGAGAAGGTGGAATAATAAAGTCATTTCCCTGTTCCTCCTTCACACGTTGCTGATACCGCTGCAGAGAACCGGGTGACATCCATTCTCGCATCTGGTTCAGGATCAGGAAGTCCATCACCGGGCGCACCACATGCAGGTTCATGTACGGCGTGTGGTTTATCGCAAAGTTGAAGTAATCAGCGGCTTTTGCATCCCCCTGTTTCGTCAGTCCAAAAAGATTAACCAGTTGTGCTGCATCTGATGCAAACGGACCCGCCAGCGACGTCGCCGGGGTATTTCCGAACCGGTTGTACTCCCCAAAGAGAAAATCACCCAGAATACCCAGCCCGCCACCCTGTGCCATGGCTGCTGTCCATGTACTGACATTGTCTGCCGGGCGCGGAGTCTGGCCCCTAAGCATCAGCTTCGTCTGCATGGAGAGATAACCGAACGCCGTTGCCCACAAGAAAAGCTGAGCAATGCCCATCAGTTCGCCGTTTCCATTACGCATCGCCCGGGTAAGTGCGTTATTGCGAAAGGTATTATTCTGGCTTAAAGAACCAAAATCATAACCACGCCCGTAGAGCTCTCGACCGATCGCGTTCTGCATAAAGCTGGCTGTAAAAGATTTAAACTGCCATGCAAATCGCAGCATTTCGCCATAGGCAGTGCCTCGCTGCATACCCTGCTTCATGATCGACATTGTGCGCGCATCCGGTTCGTTCAGAGCTACACCAACGCGATCTAGTATATAACCGCGCACCTTATCGGAGAGAAGCTCACGAGCATATTCCACTGAACGATCATTGATTTTTATCCCGCGGTTGGTGAGGTAGTTCTCAATATCTGTTCGAGGTATATCTGCTACTCCGTCAGGAGTCATGTAGGCATTACCGTCCGCTGCATGCAGTTTCATTTTACTGAGTGCTGCCCACTCGTTTTCTTCAATGCCATGCATCGAGAGAACCCGGCGCAGTTCTTCCGGCACATCACCAAATGATTTTCCGGCGTGGGTACCCAGCCACTCAGAAACCATCATGCCAGTGCTGTAGCGACTGCTGTTAGTCCACCAACTCTGCAGGTTCAGCCGGAAATAATTTCGCATAGCCCTGTTAACTCTACCAGGCATCGAATTGTCAGCACTGAAGCGATAAATTAGCTCATCTTTCATCGCATCAGCATGTAACCCGATCGATTTAAGAACCTGCTGACGCTCCGCATTTTTCCAACGCGTTAACTGGACTTTATTGGCCGTAGCTTCCCAAACAGAGCCCAACATATTTCGTCCCTGATAGCGCATCTCCATAGCCTGGGTAGCGATATCATTGAATGATGAAATCATTGAACCGCCGAGCTTCATCATGGTTTCTATCGCGCGGGTTGTTGCTGCGACCCTGGCGAGCGCGGCATTACCGGGAATGTTGGTTTGCCCGGTGATTTCCTTTAACTGATTGGTCAAAGATGTGTTTCGTTTCTGGCGGAATTTATTCAACGCATTATCATCTTTCGTGGCTTTGTAGCGCTGTTCGATCCGGTCGGCAAGCTCATTAAACATGTTTTCCGGATTGGTCCCCATACGCCGCATCAGTCCGGTAGTTTCAGCTGAATGAATAAGACCGCTCCCCACGGCTTCACGCAAGTTACCCACGCCAAATTTATCGTTGTAGCGGTACCACGACAGCCCATCTTTGAAATGCAATACGCGTTCCTGGCTCGCCCGGCGCGCAACGTTGGTGCTACCGCCTTTAAAACCCGTCATCCAGTCCGGGCGGTCAGTACGTAAATGGACGCCGGAAGACAGCCCCACGTAAACGTTATGCAAAAAATCGTCGATGACCGCCTGTGATGGCGACAGTCCGCCCGGCGCCGCCGGATCAAAACGCGGGATCCGCCCGGCGACGCTCACCCACTCGCCGCCGTCATTCCGGAAACCAACGATATCACCGAGATCGATATCCTGCCCGTTAGCCAGCAAATCACCATTGCGGAAATTCGCCCGCACCACCTGCCCGTTACCGCGCATGAGATCGACATTTTCGCTGACAATACCTTTGATATAAAAACGTCCATCAGCACGCTGCGCCAGCGCTCCCACATTTTCAGGTTTCAGTGGTTTGGCCGGGCGGGCACGTCCGTAAATCTGGTCTTCCGTCATCACCGCCGCTTTTCGAACGGTCACACCGTTTTGACCATTAACGTCCAGACCTTCGAAAGTCCGAAGATCAAGCTCCGGAAGGATGGCATCACGCCAGGCCTCAAAGCCTGCGGTTCGAATTTTATGGATATCGTGAGACTGGCGGGCAATATAGCCGGGCAATTTGCCAATCGACGCGCCAGCACGGTTTGCATCGATGCGGGCTTTTTCCTGCCACTTATCCAGCACGCGGGCAATTTTGATTGCGTCTTCCGGGATATGCCCCACATCAAGGTTGTTACCCAACCGCCACATAGCATCAGCAATATTCTGATCCAGTGAGCCATTAGCAAAAACAGGTAAAACGCCCTGCGCTTCCAGATCATTGGCAAGACCGGAAATGTAGTGATCGCGCAGCTGTCGCATGTTATTAAACGCACTGTCGCGGGAACCGGCCACAGCCTCATTGCGCCCCACCATGATAGCGGACAAGGCGAGATCAGGGCGTCCACCGAAGGCATCAATACGCTGAAGGTTCTCATGCATGAGGCGCAGATTGATAACCCGGTTTCGCGCTTCGATGTGCTTCGCCAGCGCATCATCACGCGCCACTTCATCAGCAGCACGGAGAGCGGCTTCCTCCAGGGATAACCCCTGATTTTCTGCCCGTATACGCGCGACAGTAGATTCCATACGGGTAACCAGATCCAGCATCTCATCCTCACCGAGCTGGCGCCCGGCCGCCGTGTTTACTGCCTGCTCGCAGGCTGTCAGAAATTCACCCTGTGCCATTAGATGGCTCTCCTCAACATACAGGCAGCAAATGCGCGTGCAGCCTGAGCAAAACTCATATCCCCGGCCCCAGCCTGAATTTCGGCAAGGTGGGCGTTTATTTCTGCCTGATTTTCCAGTCCATTAAAATGCGCCTGGGCTAGTTCCATTTCAGCCTGCAGGTCTTCCTGCGCTGCCCGCAGTTCGTCATCTCCGCGCAGCTGGATAGTTTGTTCTGCATCTGTGCTGGCTGCACGTGCGGCCGCATCAGAATGCCGCTGGTTATCAGCCTGCATCTTCAGGCGATTCAGTGCAGCGCTACGTTCCGCCGGATCTGCAAGACGGAAAAAATCCTCAATATCAGGATTGTAACCGTCTACTGCCTGGCGAATCGCAGACCTCAGTGCATTCTGGCGAACAAAGATATTCGCATCGCTGAAACGCTCAGACGCAGTTCTTACACCGCCAGCCAGCGGAGAAACCTGCAACCCTTGTTTGATCTGCCCGGCCCTGGCTTCAATCAGACTTGCCAGATCATCCGGAATTTCCCCACGCTCAAGCTGGCGTAATTTGCCGCGCGAGATTTCCGCGTCCCGGTTGGCAGAAATTTCTTCGCGTAACCGTGCTGACGATTCCTCAGTGTTCTGGCGGATTTGCTCAATATCTTTTCTTGCACGTGCTTCCGCCTGTTTGCGGCTCATGCGCTGGCCCTGATACTGTTTTGCCAGGTCACGGAATTTCTGATCTGACTGCTGCAACGAGACTTCATTTTCGGCAATCTGCCGGTTGATGTCGGCAATGCGGGGCGACTGCCCGTCAAGCTGCCCGGAGAGAGAATCACGATAGGGCTGAATAGTTTCGTTCCATGCACGCTGCCAGGCATAATCATCAAGGCCAGTGTTAATGGTTCGGGCCAGGTCAGTCTGTGCGTCGGCAAAACTGTCACGCAATACAGGGGGGTTGTCCGGGGTGAGCCCAGCGGCATTAACGATATCCGCCTGCCCTTCTGGCGCAGCGTCAGAAACCGCCTGCGGGTTATCCTGCTGTAAACGCTGCTGACGCCTTGCGGCTATTGAATCACGAATGGCACCGCCAAAGGCATGCAGTCCACCGCCGGCTATCGTGTTCATGAAGAAATTTTCCACCGCCTGGCCGAGGGTGTAATCATCACCTTCAGACGCTGACGCCAGGGCATTAATAGGTTCAGCAACCAGAGACTGGACGGCGCCGGCGCTGGCACCCTGTACAAATCTCTGAGCAAACCTACCGGCGACGCTGGCGGCTTTCACCTCTCCTAGCCCGGGAATAAACCCCAGCGCAAGGTTGCCAGGATCTGTCATTGCTCCAGCGAGCCCGGCTGTAAAAACAAGAGGTGTTGCCACACCGGAAGGCGCGGACTGCAAAATTGCTCTCCGCTCCTGCGTCGCCCGGCTTGTCTCGGTTACATGGTCCAGATACGCCTGTGTTACACCCTGTTCGGGTACTTTGATATTTTTGATGCCCAGAGAGTCAAACTTTTGCTGAGCCGTCTGCTGATCTACTAAAGGAGATGTTGGATCATTAGCATAAGCCTCGGATTCAAAAAACCGACTTCCAGCGTTGGCTGGTCCTGAGCGCATTCCTTCAGAAAAAGCAGCACCCAAAGCCTGACCCAATCCGCTTTCAAAGTTACTACCTGGCTGCTGCAGGCCTGAACCTGCGTCACCATCATCAACGAATATTGGCATTGGTGTCCCTCATTCCTTCAGTAAAGGATGGGCCGCTTTGCGGCTGTCCGCCGTACGTTTCTCGTAATCCATTAAGATTCTGCGCTCGCGCATCTCTTTCAGTCCCTGGAGTATACGGCGTCTCCCGGTTTTTAACTCTCTGCCACCAGGAAGGGTCAGCTTTCGCCATTTTGTCGAGATCCGCAAAGCTAACGGTAATCGGATTTCCACTGGCGTCATTCTGTACGTTATTGCCCAGATACAGCACCAGACCGGTATCATCCGAGTTATTTACCCAGTGGGCGTTATTTTTCACCTCGTAAAGCGTTTGTGATTTGGTGAATTCGTCGGGCGTTTTACTCCCGAAATTAAGAGGCTGAAGCTGATCTGCTGTCAGCTTATCTTTAAACAGGCTGGCACCGCGGGCGATGTAATCTGGTTGATAGCCAAGATAAGTTGGAACGCGATATGTATCGTTGACAGTGTATTGACTGGTGAACATATCGGCAGCAGCCTGCTTTGCCGCAGCGCCTGCATCCATTCCATGTAATACGTTGATCATCGTCAGCCGCTGCCCCTGTTCGTCAAGCGTTGACCAGCTTCCTGCACCGCCGGGCTGCACAAGCATCGTCTGACGGAAATCTGCAGACGCATCGGCCCATTCTTGCATAACGGAGGTGTCTGACCCCTTTCCATTTTTTGCAACGACTGACTCTTTCAGGGCTGATGTTGGCGTGTTTCTTTCCTGCCACAACGGTACACTTGCCCGCGGATTTCCAGCTGATAATGCACCAACCAGAGGACCATTTTTACTTTGCCCCATAATCTGTCGGCCGACCGCCTGCGAATATGGCCCAAACGCATTCAGCTGCTGCCTGATGGATTCAACCGTTGTTTCTTTGTTGTTGTTAAATCCTTCAGCCATAGCCTGCGCTATCGAGTCAGGAAGCACCTTCTGACTGCTGATACCGAATCGACTTTTCTCTGACTGCACCGAAGCAATAAATGACTGTGCCATAGCAGGATCGGCGGGGTTTTGTTGCCATGAGTTGTATGCCTGCTGCACAAGTGGCGAGTTTTTCATAAACCACGCGCCGGGATCACTTTTGCGCTGTTGAGTTACTTGCTGCAACTGGGCGGTAGCTTTCTGGTATAAAGACAACTTGCGATCAAAGTCAGGGTCGTTAGGTTGCGGGTAAAGCGCCTGAACGCTCTGCTGTGCCATCGCGACGGGTTGGGTCATTATCGTGTTATATGTCGGCACCAGCGCTTTTGTCGCTTCATACTCATCATACTGGCGGTTGTATTGTTCAAGCTGCGGCGCTGTTGCTCCCTGCGGCAGATATGAGAGATATTCTTGGCGAGTGACGTCACGTGTGGGCATGATCCCGTTCTGCATCTGAGCCATATTATTTTGCATGGTGTCCTGCAGGTTCTGCATGCCGTATGCGCGCTGCCGGTTTACTTCAGCGGATACCTGACCTAAAAACTGGCTCTTCTGCTCCGGACTCGCATTCTGATACCAGGGCATTTTCTGGATCTGCGATATCTCAGCTTCCGGCGGCAAAGACTGAGCACGGCTTAAAACATTCATGGTGTAATTACGGGTTTCGCTAAAAGGTATCCCGGCAATAAACTGATCGCTGGAAATATCCCCTTTATTGGGATCCCCTAAACGAAGGAGGGCGGGATTTTTTCCGGTTTTATTCGTACCGTTAATCCAGTCATCTACCGCACCCGGCCCGGCGTTATATGCAGCTACCGCGAGTGCCTGGTTACCCCCGTATTTTTTGGTAAGATCCTGGTGATATAGCTGACCTATCTGCATGTTGTAACTGGCGTCAGACATAAAGCGTTGTGGGTCCCACTGCATGCCATGTTTTTTGGCCGTTTCTTCAGCTGTTGCTGGGAGGACCTGCGCTATCCCCATGGCGCCAGCCGGCGAGGTAAGCGTCTGACCATTGCCATTAAACTGCCGGCCGCCAGATTCCGCTGGAATCATCGCTGAGAAAACTTTGTCAGATGAAAGGTCGCCAGGGGTAAAAGTCGTTGGAGAGGTAAGTTGTTTTGTCCGCCAGTCTGCAATATATGCCTGCGTGGCGTTCTGAGACATCTGCTGATCAAGTCTGGCTATCCGGCCGTTTACTTCATCATCAGATTGTCCGTTTGCGGCACCGTAGGTCCGGATAGCATCAATTGCCTTTGCCCTGGTAACGGCATAGTTTCCCGGGTCGCTGCGATAAGTTTCGGCATCATTCACAGCCATCTGTAGACGTCCATCCAGTTGCCCGCGGCTGTAGTCCTGAAATTGCTGATATTCATGCGAATCGGCAGAACTCTGCAGCTGCAGGCGTGTTGCCGCTACCTGCCTGTTCCAGTCATCTCTCCTGCCTTCTGGTATGGTCTGCCCCAGCGTGCCGGCGGCCTGATCAAATTGCTGTAGGGCATCATCAGAAGAGCCAATAGCATTTTGCCCTTGCTTCTGGCGAACCTGGTTAAAAAGGTTGTATTTGATGGTGTCCAGTTTCAGTGCGCCGTCCTGTAAAGCCGTGTCTGAAACCTGTCGCGTAATAGACGCTGTTGCCCTGGCGGCGGCATCCGCACCAGCATTCAGCATTTGCTGATCGGTTGTGTTATTGGGTAAGTCTACCGGCCCGGCGCCAATCCCTTGTGTCGTCACCTGACGATCGTAAAAAGGTAAGTTAGGCATTTTTGCGTCCTATTTCTGTCCGTATTTTGCGCCAAGGAACGTGCTACCAATCTGCGCGCCCGCGCCCAAGAACCCCAGCAAACCCGGTCGAGCAGCTTTAGACTGCTGACGCATGGCACCAGCCTCATTCTTCAGTGCATCAGACTGGAGAATGCCCTCGTTAGCTACCGCGTTCGCATCCTCCTGGATGTTAAGCGCGGTCTGCCGGCGCAGCAGCGCATTAGTGCCGCCAAAGCCGGTACCGCTCGCAGCAATACGCGCATCCTGCTCTCCCTGGAACTGGGCGCCACGACGGCGAATGAGCGCCGACTGCTGGCCTGTGTTTAAAATAGTCTGGTTTGCTTGCTGGTCGAGCAGCTGCGCGTTGGTGTTCAGGTTACTGGATTGCTGACGCGTGCTACTTAATGATGAGAATGCATTTAACGCAGAGCTTGAGGTTTGCGCTATTGGTACTTCATTATTTTTTAAACTGTCGCCGACCGTCTGCCAGTTTACAGAATCCATAGATCACCTCGTTATCGCCCACAGGGAAGAATCCTCTCCCCTGTGGTTAAATTTCTTCAGATGCCCCTCACATCGCATACCCAGCATCGCCAGCATTCTTTCGCCTTCCGGGAATGTGGTGCTGGCCTCGATGCGGTGATAGTTCGCCAGCGCCCGGTGTAATTCCCGGCGCGTTGCCCTGAATATCTCCGGCCAGAGGTGAGTAATCCCGGCCGAAATCATCATCCAGGCGTACCCTATGCCGGAGTCAAATACCAGTCCGTACTTTTCCGCGGGTACGATGCCGCCTATAGCCACAGGCTGGTCATTGTGTAGACAGGTAAACGCGCCGACACTAGCGATGTTCACGGCGTGCTGTTCAGTCCTGATACTGCCGACCTGATGTGGTTGCGGCGTAATGGCTACCAGGTGCCAGGGCTCAAACGGAACGACCATCAGCCACCCAGCAACGTCTTCTGGCCTGAAGTATTAGCGGCGGTTCCCGAAGCTCCAGTAACGTTGCTTTGATTCCCCTGCCGCTGCCGGCGGCGCAGCAGGTCATCGGATTCAGCAACTGAAGCATCCTGCGTAACCTGCGCCGATGGCTTTATGACGCTTCCTTTTTTATTTGCGCTGGAGATAGCTGAATAAGTTCCTGCACCAGCCGACAGAACAGCGGCACCAGCAGCCCATGATGCCGGGTCAGTTTCCAGTGTGAATTTGCGTTTAAACAGCATGATCACCTCACGATTGAAAATAACCTGGCGTCACAGCCAGGCTTATAATTTCGGATAATAGCGTCCTGCTGGTAACTGAGCATTTTTGCAACGCGGGCAGACAGGTTATCGGCGCAGATACATTCCACTCGATAATTTTCGGATAACGCTATTTCGGTAAATCGCAGTGCAGCACGGAAAATATGAACTGGGAACTGTTCTGCACCTGGTACGGTATGTAACCAGAGTCTGACCCGGCCCGGGGCTAACTGAATGGCGCCACCAGCGGCAAGTGTTTTTTCCCCGTATTCCATTGCAAACGAAGGGAAAGATACCAGCGACGCAACAGCCTCCGGCGGTAATGAGTCCGGGAATATTTCATTAAGGTGGAACTCCTCAAGATGGACGATTACAGGCTCAGTCATCTTCCATTTCTCCTACTGGATCGATGCTGACAATGGTCATTGGCTGCGGCAGGTCCTGCACGATACGGATGCTTCCATTCTCATTAAACTCGCCAGGCCACGGAACGGTAACTACGCCATTAAACAGAGGCGGCGCCTCATCCATATTGTCTGAGTAGTCTCGCGCGCGAAGCTTATCCAGATATTTTCCGCCCTCATCGCCGAACTTACCGCCTAGCGTATCGATAAAACGCAGTCGTGCTTTGGCAAAGCGTTTAATACCCCCTTCCAGAGGCAAGGTGATAATTTCAGCCGCATTATTGATTCCGACGTGAACAACAGATGATGGCCAGTCCAGCGTGATGCTGCCTCCGCTTACCGTTCGCGATGCGTGCGTGGCGCCGTCGGTCACGACTGCCACCGTCAGCCCTTCCAGAAACCCCAGCCCGGAAATGACCGTTGTCGCAACACCGTTGTATGTCGCCATACAATCCAGCACTCGCGCCCATTCCTGGGTGATAAACGCGCTGTCATATTCCTGCAGCATATATTCCAGATAGCGCACCGTTGCGCCGTTTATGGTTCGTCTAACAACCATCCACAGCTCATCGCGTCCGCCATCGATATCCGGAATGACCTTAATACTTTCCACCGCACCGCCGGTAGCATGCTCATGCCAGCCGGTGATGTTTTGCTCTGCGTCATAGGTCAGTCCCAGCAGTTTGCCTTCTTCCAGCAACACCCAAAGGATCCGGTTGGGCTCCTGCTGATACGCCAGAGCAATTATTTCAGACGTAAAAAGATGGGGGGCCAGAATGCAGGAATTGGTTGCTGAAAACGAGTCACTGCCCGAATCATAGGCGGCAATCATCACCTTACGCCCAGCACGCTGCACAAACGCAACTCGATCAAAAAGGCGCTCTGCCTGCACTTCGTTGCTGCCGATCGTACTGTTCAGCTCAACCTTTGTATTACCCGCGCCAAAAACGGAAGTCAGGCTTTGCTCGCCATAGGAGAATTCATACCCGGCAGTCCCGATAAATATTTTCCCTGCGGAGGCGACCAGCCATTGCATGGTGTCCTGAGTATCATCAATGCGATCATTAATCGAATCATCGCTTTCTGCCTCATAGCCATTTGTCATTGGGCTGAAGTTCTGCAGATCACCAGCGACGCTGGACCATATTTTTTGCCGGCCAGCGAAGACCAGGCGTCCCCGGAAAAATGCCGCAAACTGGGGGTAGCGGAGAACATCAGACCAGTCACCGAAAGCGTATTTATACGTTTTCCCAACTGTGTTTCTGACGCTGGGTGGTAGTTCAGTGACGATCTTACCGGTTGCGGATGTGGCGCTATTGACCGCTGTTATCTCAATGATCCCCCAGCCACCGCCTGAATATCGCCAGAGCGACGCATCACCACCGCTTCCATCCCTGTGGGCGCCAGCTGTCCATGTAGGCTGCGTATTACCGGTCTTGGTGCCGTCCATGTCTTCGTAATATTTCCCATCTGAACGGCAGAAAACACCGGCGGAGAAAGTTTCTGATGTGCCAGCAGCCCAGGCGGGTATGTAACCGCTATGACCGGTATCATCATCCACTGCATCAGTGCTGGCTTCGATGTAAAAAAGACACCCTACATGCGCAGTCTGAAAAATATCTGTGTTGGCAGTGATGTTACACAGGCTTGTAGTGGTTGGGGTGCCATCAGGCAAATCGTTTCCATCCTCAGACCAGATCCTGAACTGGTCGGTGTAAACGACGCTGGATTTGTCAGAATTAATATCAGCGAATGGGCCCCCCGAAAAACTGGCCTCTGCCAGGCTCCAGTTGGTATTAGTGTTTCGGGTCAGCTTATGAACAGGGTAATTTCCATTTGTGCAGGTTATGTAAATCACATCTGCTGACTGCTGCAGAGACAGGCCAAATTTCCCGTTACGGGTCAGATCATCAGCTCCCCACGGCGTTTCAATTTCAAGAATGTTGTTATCGCCATCCAGCAGTTGCGCATGGTTGTACCAGAACCGGATGTATCCAGGGCCAAACTCCAGGATAAAAGCCTCCGTCGTACTAAACTGAAATGATGCTAACCAGACTCGGTCGCTGCTGTTTTTTACTGAACCGGCGTATTGCGTCCCGCCGCGGCGACGCGCGGGCCCCTGCGGTAGCGGTATGAAGTTTTTCATGTACTTGACGGCGCTGGCCCACTTATCAAAATCTACTTGCCCATACATTACAGGCGAAAGTATTCCAGCATTAAAGCTACGCTTTATAGGGCGGATTTTTGCCATTACAAACGAGCCTCCATCCAGGTTGAAGGTGGGAATTTCTCACTGGGCTTTTCTATAGCGTTTACGCGAATGGCTCCTGCGATGATTATCTGGAACTGCTGCAACAGCGATTCAACCAGCGTATCCTTGCCGGTCACCGCTTTACAGGAGCGAACTGCCAGCATACAAGCCAGCGCATCAACAAAGGTGGAGTCGAATTGTGATGCATCGGTTACTCTGGCCCGATAGCGCAAGCTAAGCGGTGGCTGTAGATCCGTCAGCAATTCCCGCCCCTCGATGCGATATTCAGCCGTGACCAGGCGGGGATCGTATTCAGAGAAATCACACCCGTAATATCTGTCCCCCACCGATACCAGTACCATTAAATCAACGGGCAGCTGGTAAGCGTATTGATAGTCGATGACAGGCGTTTTGTTTAACGGGGTGAGCTGGACGCTGCGGGCGCAAAAATTCCAAGCATATTCGCGCTGTAGCTTTTCGAGGATAGGGTTGTAAATCAGGTTCATCACGCGCGTGTTTTTATCCTGCTCATCACGATCCATGAGATGGTCGGATCCCAGGAAGGAAACCAGCGCCAGATTCATGATATCTGTCTGACCGGTCATCATAATACCTCATAAAAAAGCAGGGGCCGCAGCCCCTGAAAACGCACTCACTCCACCCAAATTAAGCAATGCTGAGATTAAGCGCGGCGAATTCAACGTTATTAGCGTAAGAGCGCCACGTCTGTGCATCTTTCGTTATGAAGGCATCTAATGCGCCAGCGGTGAACGGGCCTGTAGCGACCGTATATTGCAGGCTTAAAAAGCGTTTATAATTGGCCGAAGGCAGCGCCACCACGACAACCGGTTTACCTGCGACGAGACTGCCCAGCGCTTTCGCTGGAGTAGAAAAAATAACGGTTGGTGTATCGCTTTTGTCCTCGTTGGCATAAGCGCGTAACTCAATCGCAAGCGTAGCCGCCCCTGCGGCCGCGAATGTCACCGACGGAGTCACAACCAGAAAAGTCGGCTCGCCAGCGCCAGCGTCGATCACAGTGTTGTAATCGAATGCTGGGTTAAAATCGATGATGTTCGTGCTGGCCGCTGAGGCGGTGATCGCCTGAGCGTCTGAAAATTCAAGCTGGGCATCAACAAACATGGTTATCTCCTGAAAAAGTAAACCGGAAAATCGCCCCGTTAAGAGGCGACGACCTGAGCTTCCCCGATTTTTAACTGGTCAACCCGGCGCACCGGAACTTCGCCAAAGAACATCACACGACGTCCGCCAGCCATTTCCATTGTCAGGGTTGAGTTTTTCACGGCATCAACCAGCTGCAGACGCAGCATCGCGCGCAGTGTGCGGTTCATGTAGTAAGCCGGGCTTACACCAACCAGTGACTGGATACGCTCTTCCGCGATAGCCATCAGTTTGATGAGGTTTGCACCCGCATTAGCGTTAGTACGCAGAGCGGTAACATCAATGTTGGCGATGCGTACGACGTAGCGCCAGTCGTGCAGCGCAATACCGAGATCCCAGGTATAGAGGTCCATCAGCGCCCGGAAGCGGTTGCCATCATCATCAAAGGCGTCGCCCTCGCCCAAATCACGATGAGTCAGACCGGCTTTTGAACCTTTCGGGAAAATTCCGTAGACCTTGTCAGGCGCCCATCCGATGAGATAAATCGAGGTGAGATTCGCACCAGTACCGCCGGCGTCGATGATGTTGTCGGCATTAGGCGCAGACAAATCGCTGAAGCGTGGAGCAATGCCCAGGAATGCCTCCGGTTGCCCAACAAGCGTACCGTTAAGCATCTGGAATTGAGCCTTCTGGTTCATCGCTTCCATGAACGGTTTAGACTGGTTGAAGCGAAAACCTGCCGTATTACCATTCAGCGCAGCAACCCGAACATCAACCTGAGAGCGGGCTTCAAGAAGACCGGTAGTCTCATCTACCTGCGCGGTAGTTGCCTTGCTTTCCGGAATACCTTTGTTCAGCTTGCGCCAGTACACAGCAGGTAAACCAGTACGGGTTGTGATGCGCGTTCCGGTCGGCAGGTTGCCTTCATAAAACGGGCAATCCCATAGCATTTCGTTGTCCTGATCCAGAACCTCCGCGACATTCGCAGAAGTGCCATCAGGATCAAGCAATTTCGCTGCGTCCCAGAGAGTCGGTAAGCCGGTAAGTGTTGGCATTTAAAACTCCTTATTGCATGTTCGGCCACATGCGGTGGGCAATGTCTTTTTCTGCTGCATTACCCGTCGCTGCGGCTGTAACTGTTTTGTCTTCACCTAGCGCTTTACCGATCGCCAGGACTGCATTCACAAGGTCTGGGTCATTGAGTAATCCCGCAGTGTTGAATTTTTCAATCACAGCATCGGGGAAAAATCGCTGCACGGCGTTCTGGAGGATCGCTGTATTTGCCTCAACTTCACTTCCCCAGGACTTGATAACCTTTTCCCGGTTAGCAGCATTTTGATTAGCAATATTTTCCTGGGCACTTTTTTGTTGTTCGGCTGCATATTCGTTGAATTTATTAATTACGGTTTCAGCCTGCTTTTTATTGAGCCCGCTTTCATGCATCCAGCTCAAGGCCGTATTTAAAAATGTCCCATCGCTGCCTTCCGGTGGCTTAATACCGTAGTCTTCAACTTTTTCCGGGCGCCCCAACTTCTCGTAAAGTTCCTGCCAGCCTTTTTCGTCGCTATCTTCTGGAAGTTTTTCGAGGAACGGCGCGGTGGTCTGCGACTGCTGTTGGGCGGCTTGCTGCTGTTGCTGCTGTCCCTCTCCCCCCTGCTGTTGCTGAGCGCCTGGATTTAAAATGTTTTGTTGCTGGGCCGCATCGCTAATCTGCTGCTGGGCGGCAGAATCAACAACTGCGGCAGCGGCAGCGCCACCACCTTCCCCGCCTTCAATGGTTGCATTCATCAGACGGCGCAGGATTAAGCGTTCAAACAGATTCATTGTTGTCGTCCTCGTTAAGTTCGTTCATCTCTTCGGCGATCATTGCGGCAATATCAGATTGCGACAGGCCGAGATAGTGGTTTATGTGCAGGAAAACTTCCCGGCGGCCCTCCGAAACAAATACGGCGTATGGGTCGGTTTGCTGGGTCGTTGGGGAAATAGCGACACTGGAAGAATTGACGTGACAGAGTTTTGCCAATAGTCGGATGACAACTTTCTGTTCCGGCGTCATGTTCCCCGGGGTGCCGAAGACTGACTGGAAAGCCCGCGCACGGTTCAGCGTGAGCCACAGACTTTTTATACGGTTCATCATTATCCCTGTAACGCTGGCGACGGCGCGGGTGTCTGCGCAATCTGATTGGCCTGGGCGAAATCTTTAGCTGCGGTTGCAGCGACGGGAGCTGCAGCAAGAAGCTGCTGTAGTTGCAGTTGCCGCTGATCTGCAGCATCCTGCTCAGATATTTCCTCTGCGGTTTTAACGATCTGCTGCGGCGCGCCACTGGCTTTAGCAATAAAGCGCAATGCGTCGTCACCATTCAGGCTTCTGGCGATGCCCTGATCAAACTGCCCGATAGTGCCTGCTGCGTTTATAACGGTCATTATCCCGCTCGCTTCTTCGCTCATCTGCAGGCGCACCAGCGGGCTGGTGTATTCGATATCGTATTCGCCACCAATTTCTTTCAGTTGTTCGGGCGGTTCGGGCAGCAGACCGTTCTGATAAGCAATGTCAATTTCCCGCAGGATCAGAGTCCCCAGGAACTCGGCCTGAATACGCCCGGCGGTCGGCGCCAGCAACTGACCTTTTTCCTGCGCACGCAGCATCGCTTCTGTTGCAGTCATTTGCGGGTTATCAACGAGGATCTGGAAGAGCGTGATAAAAAAACCGTCGTTGATGGTCTGTCGTTTCTGCTCTGCCAGCGTCATCGCCACGCTAAAATCAGTAGCAGTATTCAGAGGTAAGGCAAGTGGTTTACCGTCCCGGTTCATTCCGCCGAAGTTCAGCGCGCCAGGCATCATTTTGAACGGTTGCAGAATGCCGTCTTCCGGTAACAGCATCGGCGGGCGCACGGCCATTTGCGCACCCTCGATAATGGCGCGGTTGATTTCGTTCAGCAGCTTAATATCCGGTAGAACAACCATTGCAGGTGAGCGTCCATATACCTCACCCGGCGCGGTGTAATATCGGCTGATTGCATAGGGCTGTGACCAGTAGCCGCCCTCCTGCACAATCTTGCTTCCCTCCATGCAAATATGCACAGACCGGAATGGCATGCCCTCTTTGTCCTGCCGTGACATGTCACGTTTATCATTAGGTTCGACGCGGTGTAGGAAGTTAAATTGCTTTGACGGGTCGCTCTTCGCGGTCGTTCTTACCTGTTGAGGGAGATTTTCTTCGCCAAATTGCTGAATAGCCTGACGGGCGGTCATGCAATATTTACGGTGGACAACATCGATCATCCCCTGGAAATTCTCAGTGAAATAAATTTCTCGCAGGTGATAAGTGCAATAACGCGGGCCTTTTCCGATCACGTTATCAACGAACGTGCAGCCGGTCCCAAATGCACCCGAGGAAATATAATGCTCATGAGATTGCGAGGCGAAATTAGCCCACGGTGCATAACGGAGGCGGAAGAGAATATCGCGAACCTCCTGGAAATAACGCTGCACCTCTTCATCATTAGCGAATCGCTCATTGCTGAGAGTGTGCCATTTCTGTGTTCTCGGGGTGATAACTGATTCGATGGCCGCTCCGAATTTTTGCAACGCCAGCGCGCCGGTAGCATCTATCGCTTTCTCGGTACGTTTACCGCCCTTCTGCCTGGTCCCTTTGAACTCGGCACTGCGCGGTAGAATGCGCTCTGCTATTTCCTGCCAGTGCTGCTCGAACACGGAACGATCGGTTTCCATGCTTTTTTGCTCACGCAGTATCCGGCCGATACGCTCTGATTCATTTTCTTGTGTTTTTTGGTCTGACATCAGTTGTCCCCATACAGATCCCAGTCGGAATCAGCGTAAAACTGCTGGCTATGTCCAGGAGGGTTATAAGGATCGTAATTGGACTGGGCAAATTGCTGGGTTGTGTGGCGGTTGCCGCTACGCAAAGACTTACTGCCTACTGCACCATAACGGAATGAGTCTGCGCCGTGAGACGTCCAGTTATGCAGAGGGGTTGGCTTATACATTTTTCGAGTGTCGTCCCACTCTTTTTGATACTGTCCCAGAGCCTCCAGGCCTTTTTCGCATTTGGTTTTGTCGAACCAACAGGATCGCAGCATCATACGCACCTCGCTGATACCATCATCAACCGATGTGGCCGGCAGTACCTTGCAGCGTATCCCCAGCTTGCCCAGCGTCTCTTCGCGTGATGCTCCGGTGCTCAGTTCTCGGGCGCGGACATCGTGCGGGAAGAAATGACGCTCAGCATAGGTATACGGTTTCTCGCGCAATATTTTTACGTAGTGCTCCAGGCCAACGCCGGACGATTCGTAATAATCAATGACGCGTACCTCTTTGCCGATAAACTGATAAAACCAGATAGCCGTTGCGTCGCCAATGCCCAGGTCCCATGACGTGTAAACCTCATACTGGGGATCCCACGGCACATTCCCTATTTGCCCGGCCTTCTCCAGACCAACCAAAATCGATGAGTAATAGGCGCCGGGTATTGCAGCGTTCCAGTCACACATGTATTCCTGATTGAACAGAGCTTGCCCCTCTTCCTCCCCGCGCTCTGCCTGCATCTCGCGCAACTCCTGAGCGAGTGTTTCCGGTGGGATGTGCAGCGTAATATCGGCGCTTAAATGATCACAAAACCAGTTGTCAGGATCCTTTAACCCACCCTGGAACATTTTGTAGAAGTGGTTTTTCCCGCGTGGCGTGGAGACAAAAAAAGCCCAGCCGCCGTTATCAGCCAGTATCGGTCGCAAAAATGCCCACGCAGAGGGGTTACTTAGTGCCCATTCAGAGAAAACAATCCCGACATGACCGGAACCAATGAGCGCGCCATAGTTGTCGCTGCCGACTGCCTGCCACGTGGAACCGTTGATGAACTCGATCATCATCTCGTTATCGAGCGTTTTTCTTCTCAACTCATGAGGAAAAGCCTCATCGATACGCAGACGCCCAGTTCTCGGGTTAACTGCCTTCCAGATAGCCTTTCTTACCTGGTTCGCCTGCGGCAGGCAGTGGGCATAGTTCCCGACACGCTCGAATGCCTTACATGCTGTCATGTGCAGGCTGAAATCGTCTTTCCCGTAACGGCGAGGCCAGCACAGCGCCGCTCTTTTTTTTCCACCTTGAATTTCAGCCCATGCCCTTCGCTGATGTGGGCGTGGTGTCCAGTTGTTCGCGGGGAGGATAATTTCTGCCATTTATTCACGTCCTATTCACTTTTCTGGATAAAATGCCGGGGTTTTTCTCACTCAACCGATTAACCAGGCAATAAAAACGCCTGGCTATTCTTTCTCGTTAAAGTGCTTAACCTTGACGGTCATTTCCAGATCACCCTCAACAGATTTTTTCTCCACCAGCCCAAGCTCGCGGGCAATGATGTTGGCGTTAAGCAGATCAGCGGCAGCGCCGGAAAATTTCTGCTCATAGATGAGGCTTTCCACTCGCGTAGTGATCGGGAGTAAATCTTTTTTCTTCGCGTATGCTTCCCACGTCTTCCGGTCTATATCGAGGAACAGAAACAAGCCGCTAAGCGTCATAGCACGCATTTTCGGGAGTCTGGCTTTAGTGATTGTCCCCTGAAAACTAAATGCTTTGGTTTCCCACAGAGGGTGTTTTTCCACCCAGTCGAAATATTCACAGCAGGCATCCCACAGCTTTTCAGGATCAGAGAACTTTGGGTTTCTCCCGTGCTTGCTGCGTGCCAGCCAGAATTTATTGCCCTTTGGCGCTGCCATATCTCATTACTCCGTGTTACGACGGGTGTATTTCCGCTTCTGCTGAATTTCTTCGGGATCGCTTTTTGGCTCTTCAATTTTCTCATCGTGTGGTTTTTCTTCCGGGTAGAGCGACAGGAATGCATTCACGACAGATGTGACAATGTCTTTAGCTGCCTGCGTTCCGTCCGAACCGCCGGGCCAGCCGAAATTTTTAGCCAGAACAGCGCCAGCACTTTTAACGATCTCCACCTGAATACTGGTGTCTAACTCATGCAGTTTTTTCACTGTTGTCTTCCTCTTCTGGGATGAGACCCATGGCGGCCATCAGGATTTTCAGTTCAGGGGCGTCACCGTTTTTTATTGCGCGTAAAATTACACGGTCAGAATCACCGTTCGCGTAAGCAGCTGCGCCGTACATAGCGGTATTAAGGTGAGCTTTTAGAAACCGCTCTTTCATCAGTGAGAGCAGTTTCTTTGCCTGTTCTTCATTAAGGGTGATCATTGATTCTCCTCTTTCGGTGGTTGGCGTGCGCTCCGCAGCAGCAGAGTGATCATGTAGTTTTTGCTGTGGCGCCGGCAGGAGTCGAAAAAGCTTTCACGCTTGCTCATAGGGATTTTTTTCCCGGAAAACTCCTCCGCCAGCTCTGCCGTTGGGAAATAAATGCGACGTGAATTTCGTCCTGTTTCGTTGTGGGCGCGGAATATAAGATTGTCTTTAAGCAGACTGTCCAAAATAAAAAATACAGTGCTGCGTGACATACCGAGCGAATACATCACTTCGGCAGAAGTTACCCCTTCCGAACAGGTGCGAATAAGCTCAAGCACCGCAATTTTTTTTCTGGTTAAACCCGACATAGGCGCAATACCTTCACTTCAGTCGTCACCTGATCGAGCAACTCCAGTTCGGTACCGTATTTGCCCTCCCATGTCTTATGTCCGGCATGAATTGCCACGCCAAAACCGCCAGTGCGGTGATGTGCAGGGCAAAGAGGCAAGGTTCTTTTGTGATTTGCGCGCTGGCCGGCGCCCTGACCGGTTCGGATGTGGTGAATTTCTGCCGGAGTGGAACCGAAACCGAGATTGCGACAGACAATGCAACCCAATTCGGCTACGTCTGACAGCCAGTCTTTATCGTCTTTAGTCATGGTGGTGACCTCAGGCCGCATAACTGAAAAGCTGAGAGGCTGCGTTTTCTGCTGCCTGCTGCGTTGGGAAGGTGCGGAACAGAATGAAGTTCCAGAGAACGTCGAGGACTGACTTATAAAGCTGGGAGAATTCAAGGTCGTCCATTTTGGCGAACGATATGGACTTTGGCTCTTTGCGGATGGTGCCATCAGGCATCTGATATTCGTTATAAAAACCAGCTTCGATGGTTACCCAGGCACGAAACGCCTCGAATGATTTAACAGCGCTGATATTCCCGGCGCGTTTTTCCGCCTCATCGCGAAGATATTGATCCGCCAGTTCCTGCAATGTGTCGCCGTGCCCGGCATAGTGGGCCACCAGCTGCACGTAACCACGAACCAGTTTTTTATCGGCTGGCGATATTGCACCGCCAGAAGGTTGCCAGTAATCAAAGCCCAGATTCAGGAGGGCGAAAAACTTACGGTGGAATGCCGGGTTTCTTGCCTGCTTAAAATCGCAATACAGGACGGCACCCAGTTTAATTTTTTTCACAAAATCGCGAGCGTCTGGCGATGCGGGGATTAACGCATCACCGGGTGCTTTTACAAAAGAATACTGCGCCATTGGGTTCCCCTTTAGCGCAGCAATTGTTCAGAATTACATTGTGTTGGGTGTTCGGGCCAACAGGGTAATTATAGCATAGTACCGTCTGGTTTGATAATGGCGTAACCAGTCAATTTAGCTAACTCAAACAAAGCGTTAAGTGTCGCCACATGCTCATCAGAGTGGACTACTCTGGTCTTCTTGATCTTCCCATTTTCACACGTTATCAGTACATCGCCATCGTCGGGGAGAAGGTCTCCTGCGTCTTTCTTATCAACCACAACCTCTCCCTCAACAAAACACTGTATAAATTTACAGTATTTATACTACCAACTGACGGCAAGCGCAAATCCTTAAGAGCACAAATCGTTAAATATCAACAATAAAACACAAAATTATCTGATTGAATTAAAAAGAAAACCGCCATTTCTGACGGTTCGACTTTGTCTGGCATGTTCAATCAATATGCTGACAGTTTGGTTTCGTGCCAACCGTACATTACCCAGCAAGCGGCTTCTCCGGAGTGCGGACAGGATGCCACCGGCAACCGATCACCGCACTTACCGCAACACCGTTTGCTGATGGCTTTAATCCGGCCGCGCACCCGGGCATCATCCTGACGAATCAGCAGCGCGATGTACTCGACCATTTCATACGGCGCACGACCAGGGCGCCGGGCGGCGCAGTTACGGGCCAGCATCTCCTGCTCCTGCTCATCCAGCACCAGTTCAATTTTACGCTCACCGGCGGCGGACTGCCGCGCGCGCTGCGCGGCTTTGCGTTCTGCGGGGGATTTAGGCATCGCCAACTTCCTCAAGAATCTTTGAAGCATCGATTTTACTAAGGCGATTAACCATGGCTTCCATCTCCCTGCGCATGATTTTTTGAAGCACCCTATCTCTTCTGAAATGGCAAGGTTGTGGCCTGTGCTTACGCTTTTCACGAAACGGAAGAGATGATGATTGCCAGTATCGCTTTCTGAGCGCCCCAGACTGCACCATGTCAGACCTGACGATTTCGCCTACCGTACTAGCCCTCGGCATCACCTCACCTCCTGCGGACCGGCCGGCAGCGGCATCCAGTGGGTTATATTCTTGGCAATGAATTGGTTTGCCTGCCAAGCACCAAATATGAATGCGTAGGTAGTTACGTAACGATTATCCCAGCAAAGATATGCCCCATCATTCTCCGGCATCCGCTCGCTTACCGGAATCCATTTACCCGGCACGGTAGCGGGTTCACTGCCGGGTGACTGCGGGGCGGCTGCGAGCATGGCGGCGCGGCAGGCGTCAGACGCCTCACGCATTGCGTCTTTAACCCATCCGAGGGGCTTCCGATTAGCAGCTGAAAGCCATTCTTCAAAAGATGGCACTACCGGTGCTGACTGGAACGGCTTCCTGTCCTTCACCCAGGTAACCAGCGCCTGAATATGCTTTTCACAGGTTGCCGCTAGCATCTCATCTGATTCAGGCGCTGCTATACCGGCGTTACTGAGGGCCAAACGCAGACCATTCGGCACTACCGGCGCTGGCTGCGGTACGGAGTATATTGGCCCAATTAGCGAGAATCCCTCGGTAGCATCATCGGAAATTGAGTATAAAACCGCACCGTATTCGTTATGGAAAAGGTATCCTACTGGCTCGCTATCTACCGGCTGCTGCGCGTGGCGATAGAGCGGCTGCACGTCTTTAAACTCAGCCATCCAGTGCTGACCTATCTTCTGGCTTGTAGTTATCGCTGGTATACCTATGTCGTTATTGTTGTGCATCCACGCCACCGGCTCGCTGTCCATTGCGGCCAGCGCCATGCGGGCCAACTCCCTGACAACTACTGGCGGCGCATGTCTGTCATTCAGGTCATCCCAAAGCTCGCACATTTTCTTGCTATCGTCAGGATGAACATCTTCGTTAGTACCAGCCAGTGCGGTAATAACTTCGTCGGCGGCAACAATGATTTTCTGTGCCTGCTCTCTGGTTATGGTTGATTTGGTCATAACTTAATCTCCTTGCAGTTATAGCTGCCGTTAAGAGACTTCCCGCAAACAATTACCTTCTGGCCGGTAGTTACAGTAACCGTGCCGTCATCGCATTGTGTGGTGGTGGCACCGAAGCCGTTCTTTCCTGTCACGCAGTGTGGGTTATCTGCCGCCATCGCTGCCGGAATGATGAATAGCACCATGAGTGCTGTTAATTTGCTGGTCATTGGTTGGGTCCCCGTGAAATTTTGTGTCCCGGCGCATAGCAGCGCTGACGGTCTTTACTGATGCGCCAGCCAGCTTTGCGCGCCTGCTGAGAAATGTCGGTCATATTCCGGCCAATAAAATCAGCCTGCCCCTGCGGATAGATTTTCCCTGACTGACAACCTTCACAGTCGCAATACAAATCGGCGCAAAATCCTTCAGTGATAGCCATCTACTCATCCTCCCCGGTAATTTCGTGGTAGCCGTAATTGCATTGATTCAGGAAAATATCCTTAGCTTCTGCCGCAATCTCTTCATCGGTTGCATCATCTTCAACTTCGAATATTTCCTCGAAATTTCCGCCAACAAGTCCGGTCTCAATGGTCACTTTAAATTTACGCATCACTCAGCCTCCACCTTGATGCCAGCGGCGGCGAGGCGTTTCTCAACCTCATCCAGGCAGCAATTCCAGGCGTACCCTGCAAAAGGAACGTTAGAACTATCCACCTTTGGCGGCAGCTTCACAGTGCGGGACTCCAGCTGAGAAATCCGCTTCTGCGCCTTCTCCAGCGCCTCTACCAGCTCCTTTAGGTCTCTGGTTTTAATATTCATCTGAGGGTTGAAATTGCTTACCGCGCGATGGACCTCAAGTTTTAACCTCTGCGCCAGTTCGGTGATATCAGTCATGCTGAGACTCCTTGAGCAAGAGAATCGCGGATTTTCACGGTCTCCGCGTTGTATGCGTTGGCATAAGCAATACGGCGCTTATCCATCAGGACGACAAGCCGATACGCTCGAAATGCGTATTTGCGGTCGCCTTCACGGCCTTGCTCACGGAGGTGGTCACGCAGCATCGTGAAGAAATACGAATGGCCTTCTCCGTCGATATCATCAGGCCAATCAGTTTCGTTAAGCAGCCAGTCACGTGCTTCTGTGCATTTCTGGCATGTCTTGAAGTTGCTGGCATCGCCATCCTGGACGACAAAAACTTTCTCGTAGGTGTCGCCTGGATTTATAGCGCCTTTACATTCACAGCAACGATGTAACTTACGAGCCCTAACTTGCGATGAAGTATCAAAGTTGCTCATTTGTCGGCCCCCTCGCGCAGTTGCTCGAAAAACTCCTTACCGCAGTCGATAGCGCCAACAATTACGGCAACTTCATCGCCTACAAAATCACCCTCATCGACATGCTGCTGCAGGAGACCAATGAACTCCTCAACCCCATCAGCCTTAATCCCGGCTACGATGCGGTCGGTGGCTGGGGTTTCGATTTCAGGCTTGGCGTAAACAGGCCACGAATCACTGCCGTCATCGTTTTTCTCCCCGGGATGCTCATGCACTGCAAGATACTCACCACCGCGATCTGGCTCTTGATATGTCGGCGGAATAGAATGGCAGGACAACCATGCATCTGGTTTGTTGAATGCAGCCTTCAGACCCACATTCTCCGCAGCCAGCTGCTCCACCTGAGACTTGAGCGCCTGCAGTGCGGTATCGCGCAAAGCCCGAAGGTTACGAATCTCAGCAGCCACCGATGCCGGGCCATCCTCGCCACAGACTTCCATCATGGTTTTTTCCCATACGCACTCTGCATTCAGTGCCGCATCACGTTCCGCAGTCACCTGCTTAAACGCTTTCGCCAGCGCAAGATACTTCTGCTCTCTGATCGACAGCTCGCCTGCCGACTCCAGGGAAGCGATGAGCTCGTTTACTGTTTCGATGTTCATGCCGCCACCCACTCGATCGCCAGATAAGCCACATACAGGACGGCGACGATTGCCACCCACCCAATGATGTTTGCCACCATCACGAACAGCAGCAGTGACCGCCGGCTGTAATTTTCAGGTTCAAAGTTCATTGAGCCTCCCCAAGCACCCAGCGCAAAGCTGCGGCATATTCTCCCCTGGCCGTTTTCAGGGCCTGAGTGATTTCCTTACGGGATTTGAGACGCGGCTTTGTGTCGCCGAGGACAGCGCGCTGACGGCGAGCTTTCTCGTGGCCAGTTACACCCTCTGCCGCTGCCTCTAACTGTTTGACCGTTTCCCGTTGCTTTTCCGGTGGCATATCGACCAGCTGACGCGCTTGAGTGACAGTGACTTTTCCAGCCTCAACCGCCGCCTGGACGGCCAGCGTAGCATCCAGTAGGGCCACGGTTGCCTGGACCGTTTTTACGCTGCAGCCAAAAAGCAAGGCAATGTCATTTTCGTCATGACCGTATTCCATCTGCTGAATCATTTTTTTGGCCCGACCCAGTGGGGTATCTGGTTGCGTTATCTCGTTTTCGCTGACCATGTATTTGGCCATTTGAATTGCTGAGCCGCGCTTAGCTATACCGGGTACCGGCCAGGGTTCCAGCCCTGCCCGTTTTCTCCTGGCGTTTGCTTCCTTAGCGTTCTTTACGCGCTGCCGACCTGCCACCACGCAGGTTTTCCCTGATTCCGGATCTTTCCACACGATAATGGGTTCGAGTACCCCAAGCTCCATGATGTTGAGGATCACCGATTCATTAAGCGGTAGGTGTACGCGTTCGTCGTAAAGCGGGTGTGTTGTATCGGTCACCAGATGTAGGTTTTCCGGTTCGAAAAACAAGACGTTGCTTTTGCCGCTGGCACCGTAAGCGTCGATCGAGTTTTTAGCCATTTTTTTGAACTCCAATCAAACCGCTGTTTAGAAACTGTTTCATGCTCTCTTCTCCCGCCAAAAATTTAATCTCTCTTTGAAAAACTCCCGGTAGCTTTCCGGCGTCGCTGCAATCGACTCAACGATGAACTGACGAGTAACTTTCTTCTCGAACAGCTGACGTATGAGTGCCGCTGCCCGCATGTCGTAGTGCTCTTTGATCTGGCACTCCTGCGGCCATTTGGCACGATTTAGCGGTAAGCCGGGCGGCAGATAATCTGATTGCCCGGCCATGCCTCATGCCCTCGTTTTTTCAGAGTTGGCGTAATAGCGGGGATCCACGCTGGTCAGTGTGAAATGCGGCACAGGCATGTCGTCATGCCGAATAATTCCGACATGATTCGATGCGAGCATCGTTGAGATACGTTTTTGCAGATCACGTAAGGTGATCTCTGCATCAGGATGATGTTTTTTGATGGCTGAAAGAATGTTCTGATACGACAGTGTCTTACCCTTCATCAGCGCAACTAATTGTTGGGCGGAAACTTCATCGATGGTGCTATTCAGAGGTTTAATACTCTCCAGCAGCAGGCGATGCCGGCCAATGCTGCCGACACGCTGGCCAGTTTTTTTATCGAAATGCTCATTAGGTCCAGCAGACCAGACGGTAGCACCCTCGCTGAGCCGTACAGTTTTTTCACCCTTGTAATAAATCACGGTGCCGACATGTGTTTTACGACGGCGGCCGGATACCGCGGCCGTAGCAGTTTCACGTTTTACCGGCTTTTTCGGGGTGATCCCCGGAACTGGTTCTGGCCGCGGAGCAGCGACGAATACAGAACGGCTACGCGCACGGGCGCCGGCGTTCATGCGCCACAGAATAACGGGGATCCAGTTACAGCCATCATCTGGATTTACAGGTTTTGGGTAATTTAAATTCGTGGTCATAGGTCTTTCCTCGGTTTTATTGCGCTGGTCAGGCGCAGTTAAAATGCATCGGTGTTGTACTTCTCTGAATATCTACGCGGTTGTTTTCGTGGTTTTGCTGCCTCCAGCTGAATGCGTGTTTTCTCTTTGCCGACATGCTGATCAACGTGCAGGAAGTGACCGTTTTTGAACTCCTGATAGATAACGGCACCAGCAGCACTGAATCGACTTTTCCCCAGGATGATTTCGGCGATCCCCGCCGCCGGGCTTTCAGGGTTGTAGACTTCATCGCGGTACAGGAACATGATGCTGTCGGCGTCCTGCTCGATAGAACCGGAGTCGCGGAGGTCTGACATAACCGGGCGACGCTGGGTCGCCGGACGGGAATCCACGGCGCGCGAAAGCTGGCTAAGCGCGAACGTTGGCGTATGCAGGCGCATAGCCATAGTTTTAAGGTTTCGGGAAATATGGGCGATCGCCAGGTCGTTACGCTCTGCCTTCGGTTTTTTAATCAGGCCAAGGTAATCAACAACGATCATCGCCAGATGCGGATAGCGGCGCTTATGCGTCTCTGCAACAGCCCGGATTTGCTCAATCGTCAGATCGGTAGCATCGACGATCCAGATATCGCGCCCGTTCATGGTCTCCATGGCCGTTGTAAAGCGCGCCCAGTCCTCATCGTGCATATCGAGGGGATTACGCAGGCGTGACACCGACATGTTTCCAGAGCCTGCCAGAGAGCGTTCTACGATTTGCGCAGCAGCCATTTCCATACTGAATATCAGCGCACCACCGCCGGCAGCGGTAACGCCATCGACAAGTTTCAGCGCAAATTCTGTTTTACCCATGCCAGGACGACCGGCGACAACAATCAAATCCTGCAGGTTGATTCCACCGGTCGCATCGTCCAGTTCCTTGATCCCGGTTTTCAGGTTTCGGGTGCCCTCTTCACCGTCCATGCGTTTCTGCATGGTTTCCATGTACACAGGCAGTAATTCGCTCATGTGTACCGGCTGCACGTCGCCAGTGTCGCCGGTCATGTCCAGCAGCTGCGCCACGGCAGTTTCGACAACCTGATCGCGCTGTTCCTGGTTGTTTGCCTGCCGGATACCATCAGCGCCCTGCTGCAGTAATTCGGCCATACGGCGGCTGCGCCACGCCTTAACCATTTTTCCAGCGTAACCCTTCAGGTTCGGTACCGTGGCAGGCATACGTGTAATTTCTGATAAATCAGCCAGGCTACTACCGCCCAGCGCTTCACTGACAAACAGCATGTCGATCAGGCCGTTCGCCAGCGCCTGTTTTTTAATTTCGGAGAACGCGCGACGGTGAAACCCGATGCTGAAAGATTCTTCAGGCGTAGAGGCGATCACATCGAATGCGTCCGGACTGGCGCCGCCATTTAGCAGGCCAGCCAGCACACAAGCTTCCAGTTCCTGCGGAGTCATAACGAACCTTCCCGGGTATTACGTAACGTTTCTGGTTTCATCAGGTAGTCAAAGCTGGCTCGCCATCCGCCATCTGTACCGAAATAAAAATCAGGAGCATCAGCGCGGAATTTTTCGAAGTACCCCAGGAATGCACCGGTAGTTTTATTTTTCATGTGAGCAGCCAGGCGGGTGATCATCCGGCGGCGGTCGGCATCCAGTTCAGCAGCAGGCAGAACGTCAGCGAAAATTTCGTTGTAGCCGTTCATGACGGCTTCCGGGTCGATCTTCGCCTCCAAAACAGCCCACGCCTCAGCGTCGGCAAGATAGCCATCAAAGCGATTTATCCGGCAGATGTTCGCAGGTTTCGGCAGGCTGTCACCACGGCGGCGCCATGTGGCCAGCACCCAGCGGATAACCAACTGCAGTTCGTCCAAGGTGTACCCTTCCCGAGTGGTGGTAGGAGTCAGCATCATCACAAACGGTTTCAGGTCACGGCAGCGGGTGCCCGTTTTCTCGTTGTAAAATTCCAGCGCTTTTTTAGCATTAGAATTAATTCTTTCCTCGCCTTCCCCCGTTTGGGGGTTAGGGGGATCAGTAGGTTCTATGACTGGTTCAAAAGAGTGACTGGTTCTGGTGCCGCCACACGGCATAGGGGCTATGCTTTTTGGCGGCATACCTGTGCTTTCTGGCGGCATAGGGGCTATGCTTTTTGGCGGCATAGGGTTATCGAGATTCATACAATACAGATTCGATGCGTTTCCCTTTCCGTTTTTTACCCCCGGGCGGTTTTCTTTGACCAGCAGACCCATAGAAATTAATGCATCGATATGATCACGAACTGCGCTTTTGCTGCATTCGCAGTGATCGGCAATATGCTTATAAGACGGCCAGCATTCGCCGGAATCATTGGCGTTATCCGCCAGTTTGATCAGCACTAGTTTTCGTATCGGGTTACCGGTTTTGATGGCCATTGCTTTGGCCATAAGTGTCATACTCATAGTCAGATCCCCAGCGTATCGGCCAACTGGCGGCAGGCTATTTCATATTCTTTCTGGGTCAGACCTAATTCCTGCAGTTCTGCCTTTCGCAGCTCGTAGCGTTCCCAGATCGTCAGCGCAGCAGCGCGACGTTCCTCGAAAATCGATTCGATATCTTCCATCGGGACTTGCACCCCGTTCCGGCGAAACCCGTTCCGCCAGGTGATGCGGTCTTGTGTTCTCATTGGTCTTTCCTCGGTACAGGTTAAACGCTGGTCAGGCGCTGTGTTTCTCTCATCGCTTGCAATGCCTTCGCAACTTGCTGCGGGCCGTCTCTGGCCTCGAGCAATAACGCGATAATGGCCGCCGCAAATTCGCGTATGGCGACGCAGATCAAATACTGGGTTGACATGTCGAGGCGTGCGTAACGTTCCGCCGGTAGCGCCGCTTCCATTGCCTTGGCCAGCGCTTGGGTTTTGGTTCTGGCCGCTTTAGTTTCTCCACGCAGCCAGCGAAAAATCTGCTGGCGGTTATTGTTGATGGCCCGCCAGTCTGCTTTTCCATCTGCATCTTCAATCTGGTGCAGTTTCAGCGCGCCGGTGTTACCACCGAGACGAAACCACATACGGCTTATCTCGATGGCAACCAGCTCCTGCCCACTTTCTGCCGCCCAGCTGAATATCTCTCGCTTCAGTTCCTCGATGTTTTCCACTTCGCGTCTCCTGTCGCTGAAAATTGATTAAGCGTAATCAGATTTAGATCACACCAGTTGTTAAGCTGCGTTCTGTTCGGGGATGCCATCGGTAGGTTTCCGATAAATGTTTGGTAGCAGGTCATGTGGTGTTACCTGATACTCGGTGGCCGCAGCCCATTTCAAAGCCGTTGCAGCCCCAAGCAGGCATTTACCTGTAGCGATTCGGCTTACATAGCCTTGAGTTTTCCCAACCAGTACGGCGAACTCATGCTGACTAACACCAGATGTTTTTAAGTAGTCTTTCAGTTTCATCATTAAGGCCTCTGTGATTGAACATTATGAATATTAATAACGTTAATATTTTTCGTCAATACCAATGACCTTAGAGTTTGATTAATTTTGCGAATAACATGCTGCCATGAGAAAGAAAACCATTGACGCCGTTGAGCGCGAAGCAGCTAAACGCCTTCGTGAAATCTGGAACGAAAAAAAAGTAACTTTACGTCTGACTCAGGAGAAGGCAGCGGAGGTGCTTGGCTTCAGCACGCAGGCGTCAGTAAGCCATTACTTAAATGGCACTACACCACTGAATACCGACGCCACCTTAAAATTCGCTTCACTTCTTGGAGTGAAACCAGAAGAGATTCGACCTGATCTGGCTGAAATGATGAATTACGTTAGAAAGTCAGGTGAGTATTTAGAAGATCGGTCAGTACCAGGCTGGAAGCTACTTAGCCCAGAACATGCAGAACTCATTGATTTGTATGAAAGACTGCCACAGAGCGAAAAGGAACGGCATTTATCTGATTTAAAAGAGAAAGTGGAAGGATTTGACCGTTTATTTAGAGAGTTACTAGCCACACGAAAGCAATAACGCCCCCCTCCATGTGATTATGATCCCAGCTTCGAGCTGGGATTTTTTTGTCTAAATTTATCAACACCATACAAAAAATATTGTCGTTATTAATATTTTGATGTTGACCAATAATATTATCATTATTAATATCCATCACATCAACGACGCACTAACCACGCGGCAGTTGTTCAGAAACAGTTCTGACAGCCCGGAAAGACGGGCGCGAATTCTTCGGGTCGCCGACAGTACGATGACATGCGGGAAAGACTGCAACCGGCGTATGGCACATGCGTCGAAGCGGTCCGGGGGCTCCTTGGTACATGGCCCAGCGGGTAGCCGGAATGTGCAAGCCAGGTGTCCAGGCACGACAGGCGATTCACCATCGTGGCGGTACGGTGTGACTCCCGGGAAGAGTCCGGGATACAACATGAGAGCGCACTTCATTTTTATCAGTTATGGCGATGTTGTTAAATCAAAAGGCGGAGTGCGCTCCCAGTTGTACAGAATCACGTAGCCAGCGTGGTACCAGATAAAAATTGCTGTGTGTAGTCTTGGCCCGGGCGCCCCGGGCATTTTTTTAACACAGTGACGGTTTTACCGTTGTGCCTGAGTCCCCGAACGGAGAGGCCAAACCCACAACGTGACACCAGGGAAAGACCGGGGGAAGTACAACGCCTGACCAGCGTAAACCTGAGCATGACCAGCTCTGGCACCGGGGAAGACTGGAAAAGGAAAGACCAATGGGCCTAACCAGCCTGACTGCCGGGAAAGACCGGCACCCTTTAGATGGCAAAAGGCCCGCACAAGGCGGGCCAGTTACCCCGGGCGGCGACCAAACCACCCAGATTCCGTAGGGGACCAACCCTACGGAGAGGAAAGACCAATGCCGACAGAATCAACACTGATCGGCTCTGAGTATACATCAACAAGGAGTCGCTATGGAAGCGCTTACCATCCCAGTAACAATCTACGTTCTGGCAACAACTAATCCTTTTTTACCAACCTCTTATCATGCATCGACTTGTGACATGTCACAGAAGTTTCCTGGTATATACGTTCTCGTTTCGACCAAAACGTTGGAGCTCCCCATTCCACCGTTAGAACCGATCGACATCATCGGGATGCAGGTTAATGCCCTGCGCGCAAGGAAAGAACAAATCTCAGTTGAAGCCGATATACAGCTAAATGTTATTGAAGATCAGATCCAGCAACTGCTGTGCATCGACCACTCTCCAATCGAAGAAAGCGACATACCTTTTTGAGGTTCTTATGACAAATAACCCATTCATCGAAAAAATAATCGATGCTGGCTTATCAGCATTTGAGCACGAAAATAATAGCGACTTTGGTTCAGGAACGATGCATATCACCATTATCGGCGGTGTTCGTCGTGTCGAGTTCTACCCTACCACCGGCACCGTTTAAGCCAATGCTGAAAAGGGGAAATTCCCGGCATTCAAGCAGAAAAAAGCCGGGGTTAATGTTGCTATCCGTCTAGCTAGATCCGGCGCCTGACCTGCGCCTGCAACCAAGAGGAAAGACCAATGACCATCTACAACGGCTTATTTGAGCCAAAAAAATCGGCTATTAAGGACTGCGGCGCCGTGCAGCTGGCGATCGCCGTCGAAGCACCGAACAAGAAAGTCGCCGAAAGTATTATGACCGGAAAACTCTGGGAGTCTTACCCGGCGAACGGCGACAACTATTTCAAACCTAAGCTGTGGGAGCACGTTGAAGGCCAGCCACTACCAGCGGTCGGCCAGTTCGATGAGCAGTTCGCCCAGAAAAACACCTTTGACGGTGAAAAATGGGTGGCTAACAACCAGAATGGCGACGTCACCGAGTTGCCTGCAGGCGATGAAGTTATCGATCTGATGGCGGTATCCCCCAGGGAGCGTTTTGCTGCTGTATTACTCTTCAGCAAATTAGAGATAACCGGCCAGCTCTATTCGCAGGTTGTAGATTATCTTGATGATCTGGATAACCACGACGAATCCATAGAAGAGGATGACCGTTTTAATTTCAATGTGCTTTGCGCTCTGCACAATAACGAACCAGTGAAACATATGCACGTGGAAGGTCTGAACAATCTGATCCATGGCATCTTCTCCCATTTTGAAAACCAGATGCCGGGTAAAGCGGCTATTTCTCAATTTGTAAAACGCTGGCTTGAAAATACCGGTAAACGCGAAGAAATGGTACCAGGCCAAAATTATGCCCCCAGCACTGATAACAACGTTAAAATCGCGCCAAAGCGTGGTTATAAACATACCTATGCAACACTGGATCAGGAGATCGCTGTTGCGCTGCTCCCTATCTCTCCCGACGCGCCAGTATTATCAGGCAACCTTCGCGACGCGGAGAAAATCATTGCAGACGATCGTGAGGATTTTAAACGTTGGTCTGCATCACTGCATGTCACACCGAACATACTCAAATATGACCGTGCCAGCATTTTCGGCGTAGTGCAGAACGTTCCGGCGAAAGATACTTACCATTTTCCGGAAAGTCTGCGCCGCCATATTACTTCATGGCTTGAAGCTAACGGCCGCTTTGAAGAAGACGAAGGCTCATCACAAAGACAACCGACATCGGAGCAAAATACCGCCTCAAACGTGGTCAAAAAAGAGGAAGTGCCGCCGCCGATTGTAACCGATACCCAGGCCAAACAGGCGCGTGAGACGCTCAACGATATGGGCTATGGCGTATATGCCTCTGGTGAAGGAGCAGAGCCAGAAGAGAAGTTGAGTGCAAAAGTAAAAACTATCGTTCAGGACGTTGATCAGCTTGTTGAACGAATTAACCGAGAAGAGAACCTGCCGAAAGCTTCCGAAGTCGTCCAGAGCATTAACGAAATGCAGGGGACAGAACGTGACAATCTGGAGCTATGGAAACGAGTTTTCAAAACTGATGAACGGTTTACTAAAGCCTTTACGCAGAACGGCGGAGGCACCTCGATCAATGGCACGTACTTAACGATGGTAGCAACGCGTGAGTTTGGCTTGAAAGGGAGCGGTTGGGGCGTCGATATTCTGGAAGAACGCTTTGATAATGGCGCACCTATTACACGTACAGTAAAAGGAGCTGACGGTAATAATACATGGGAACTGCTCCCTGATGGTAATGGTGGTTTCCTCACTGAAAAACACCATGTGATAAAAATTAGGCTGTGGTACCTGGTAAACGGTGTTCGTGGTGAAGAATACGCCTACGGCTGCACTCCCTACATTTACGGAAGTAAATACGGCCCTATATGCGACGGCGAAGCTACTAAAAAATCCCTAACTGACGCCACCAAAAAGGCGTTATCCGGCCTCGGATTCAGCGGCGATATCTTTATGGGTCTCTATGACAATCCAGAATATCGCCAGAAAAACAAAGCAGAGTTTGACCTCAAGAATGCCAGCGAAACCGCCGAAGATGCAGCGCGGTTGCGTCAGGAGTTCGACGACAAACTAACCCGCGTCGCCAATACACTGGCACATGGCGTAACAGTGAACGAAATAAACGGCGTATTCTCCCCTATCGCACGTGAAATCGATGTTCACATTAAGGCCGCACAGGCCAACGGCGACACGCAACATGAACGCTATCTTTCTGGCCGCCTGCGCCGCCTGATTGCCATTAAAGATGGTCGTCTCAAAGAACTGAATAAAGCCGAGGAGAAAGCATAATGACTTCCACAACTGCAATCGCTATTGCTGCTGATATGTCTAAACTCCAGGCGCTTCTGGAAAATGAAGACGGTTCTGGTCTGTCAGCTGAAATGATCGCCGATACAATGGAGGGGCTCGAGCTGCAGCTCGGCGACAAACTCGACGCGGTATTCGTCCATGTTCGCAACCTTGAAGGTCTGGCGAAAACCTGCGACGAAGAAGCCAAACGCCTGACCGCCCGTAAAAAGTCATTCGAAGGTAAGATCATCAACCTGAAGAATTATGTGCTTCAGTGCCTGCTGGCCGCGGGGCAGGATACCGTTAAAACTGCAAAGAACACCTTCACCGCCCGCAAAGGTGCAATCAACGTGGTGATCGATAATGTCGATTTACTTCCGGATGATTTGGTAACCGTTGAGACAGTGGTTACGCCGGACAAAAAGGCAATCAAAGAGGCTATCGAATCCTCGCAGGCGGCGGCTGCACAGATTACTGCTGATGGTGGAGAGATACCGGGAGAACTGTTAAATCCAGTGCCGGGCGCTCACCTTGAGATTGGCGAACGTTCACTGCAGGTGCGCTGATATGCTGAGACTATCTCTGAAAAAAGGTGATGCGGTTCATATCGTGTTACCAGATGGGACTAACGCAATTATCGAAGCGCTGGCCCGGTGTGAACTCGGTATGCACTTCCCCCGCAATATCAAGATAACGCGTGAAGATGGTGCATTCCAACCGAAACAAAACCTGATTAAGCATAATCAGAAATAGCCCATCACTACCGCTAGCATTGTGGTCTACCAATAAACCGGAGATCACAATGCTACGTTGGCAACCAGGTGTAGTTTTACTTTCTGAATTCGATATCAAAATTGGCAGGCTATCAGCCAGCGTTAGAAAAAGGACTCTGACCCAGTCCGATATCCATATCGCTTGTGATACAGCTGACAACGCAATAGCCCGGCTTATGAGGAAAGACCATGACCAGAGAAAACGATCTCCTGACCGACGATGAACTGATAGAATTGACCGGATACCGATTTCCTTCTAAGCAGTGCTCGGCTTTAGCTAAATCCGGTATTTCGTTTGTTAAACGTCGGGACGGCCGGCCTCGCGTGACATGGACACATGTGAATGCAGCACTATTCGGAGACAGAAAAATAGTTGCTGACGAAGAAGAAAAACCAAACTTTGATGCTATTTAAATTATGGGAAGAAAAAGAAAAAACCAGGAGGATAACAAACTCCCTCCCCGCGTTTATTCAAATAAGTACAGTTACTATTACAAACCAACCTCAAAAGAATGCATCACAATTGGCCCCGTATCAATGCCCTTGTCTCAGTTATGGGCAAGATATGAGGCATTAATTGACGAACAGGCCAACGTAATGACATTCAGTAAATTATGGGGGTTATTTCTTAAGAGTGCCTATTATCTTGAATTGAAACCAAGGACGCAGAAAGATTATCTGCAACACCAGAAAAAGCTACTTGCTGTATTTGGGAAGATTACGGCAGATAAAATTAAAACTGAAGATATCAGGATGTTTATGGATAGGCGTGGCTTGCAAAGTAAAACACAGGCAAATCATGAAATGAGTAGCATGTCTCGTGTTTTCAGATGGGGTTTTGAGCGGGGTATGGTTAAAAGGAATCCTTGCCAGGGCGTCAGTAAATTTAAAGCTGTCGCCCGCGGGAGGTACATTACCGACGCGGAATACGAGGCCATCTATAAGGAGGCGGATGATGTCGTTCGTACAGCAATGGAAATAGCCTATCTTTGCGCTGCCCGCCTGGCTGATGTACTCGGCATGCAGTGGCGACAGGTAACGCCGGAAGGAATCTTCATTCAGCAGGGTAAAAACAATGTTAGCCAGATCAAGCAGTGGACAGACCGGCTTAAACAGGCTTTCGAACTCGCAAAAACATTCTCTAATTCCGGCAATCCAGGAGCATTCGTCCTGATGGGTTCACATGGTAGCGGGTTCAGTAAAAGAGGATTCAGCCACCGATGGGAGGAGGCAAGGCATAAGGCTTCTGTAAAACTGGGGTACGTTCTCGACTGTACGTTCCACGATCTGAAGGCGAAAGGTATCTCTGATTACGAAGGAAGCAGCCGGGATAAACAACTGTTCAGCGGACATAAAACAGAAAGCCAGGTACTGATTTATGATCGTAAAACGAAGGTGTCACCCACTCTCGACAAGCCGCCAATTGAGACTAAAAATTCTAAGTGA